CCTCTACGTGTACGCTGAGCAATCAAGTTAGCAACTCTGTTGATTTGAACAGCTAGTGCAGCATGTTCGTCACCAACGAAAGTAGCAGTACCTGAAACAGCAGCTTGATCATATGTTTCATATGTTCCAGCTAGTCCACGTAGTGAAGCAAGAATCTCTTGATCAATTTCAGCGGTAATTTCTTGTGCTAGAGCAGCCATAATTTCTGCTTCAACATCAATACCGTGCTGAGATTGTGCATCCTGAGCAGCTTCAAAAGTCCAGCGAGCTGATAGCTTTCTTGACTTTGCTTCTACAGTTTGCTTCAAGATCTGGATGCTTAGTCTGTTACCAGCTGAACCTTCTAGTGCAGCAGTTGCATCTGCTTTACCAGTTGTTGCACCTGAATAACTTTCAGCAATCTTGAATGGGCTTAGAGCCTCTTCGCCTGCTGTTGCACCAGATGCACCAGCATTATATGTGTCGCTGTAGCGAACACGTAGTGTGTGGATCTGACCCACAGGACCAGTCATAGGCTGAACACCAACAATTTCGTTAGCAATAACTGTTGGCATTACACGTCTAATCACTGGAAGAATAACTCTGTTAAGAGTTGCAACATTACCGGCAGAAGTAGCACCAGCTGTAGCACTCTCTGACAAATACTTGCGAGTATTCTCGAGAGTTACGTCCATGACAGATTTCTTATTTCCGCCTAGACCTTCCATTAGTGCTGTTTTTGTGTCCTGCCAGCGACCTTCTAATAGTTCTGACATCTTTATCTCCTTAATTTAATCCAGCAAGGCGACGAAGTTCTACAACATTATTATCGCTTGCTTTTGTGTCATTTTTTGTTTCTTTATTGCCTGTTACTTCTGTGCCTTCTGTTAATGTTGCCTTCTGTTTTGCTGGAGTCTTCCCGTCAATTACTGATGGTAGATATTTGTTAAACTGTGCTGTAAGGCGGTCAGTCTGTACTGATTCCAGTAAATCTGTCATTATTTCTTTTTGGTCCTTATTCAATGGTCCAATAAGATCGTTAAGTAGTTCTTTGCGTTTTGCACTTTCAAGCAGATGCTTATTTTCTGCTTCCTGTGCTTCTGCAAGTTGTTTTGCTTTTGCAGCAAATGTTTTTGCTTCACTAAGTTGCTTGTCTTTTGTTCCAAGCACTTTCATGAGCTTTGCAGTCTCTGACTTTTCATTAAGATAGCTGCCAGCATATTCTGTAGCAAATGCTTCAAATAGCTTGCGGCCAAAGTCGTTCTTGCGAGCAGTATCAATATCTTCTTTAAGTTGAGTAATTTCTTTTGTAAGATTATTACTAACAGTTTCTGATACAATATCTGCACTTTTCTTAACAAAAGTCTCTTTAACTTTTGCAAAGTGGTCTTTAGCTTCACGTACTAAACGTACTTTTGTTTCAGCTAAGTCTTTCTTGTCTTCGTGGAATTCTGCAATTTCTTTTGCTAGAGCTTCTACAATAAATTCTTCAAGTTTGCTGAAATTTTCAGCGATCTTAACTTGATCTTCATGTAGTTCCTTGACTTCTTTAGCCAACTGTTCTGTAACAAAAGTTTGAAGTAAATTTGCGTTTTCACGCATTGCTACTGCATATTTTGCTTTTGTTTCAGCTAGTTGATTACGGTCGTCTTGGAATTCCGCAATTTCTTCAGCTAACTTTTCAGATAGCATAGAATCAATTGCGTCAATCATAGTCTGCTTGTCATGCTCATATTTCTTAGCAAATTCTTCACGTAGTTCAGATGTAGCCGTTTGACGGTTTTCTCTGATCTTCGCTTCCCAAGCGTCTTCGATTTCTGCCCTGATTTCTTCGGAAATAACATCATTCTCGAATAGTGTTTTCAGTGCATCCAACATTATTTTCTCCTTGTTATTGGAGTTTGTTGATTATATTAACCAACGAATCCTTAAGATACTTCTGTGCCTTTGTGTCGTGTTTTGTAGCCTGTGCTAATTCGTAAGCCTTGTACCCTCCGCGGGCATTCATTAAGTGTTCGTAAATTGGTGTAGGATAGGCTCCTGGAGCACTAGGCTGTGCAACTACGTCCACTGTAATAATTTCAAATCCGGAAACGTCTCCATTTCCGTCAACTTCACCAGAGCCCCTAGAGGAAACACCTAGTTTGACACCTGCTTCAAGCATTGTTTTCACTAGCTGTCCCATAGGGGTTGGTAGTATTTTGAGTTTTCCATATCCGTTAGCATCTTCCATCCACATTTCAGATATCATATGACTACAACGGTCTAGATTAATGTTAAGTCCTTCCGGATGATCAACTTCGCCGAGAACACTGTAACCTCCGCTTATTTGATCGTTGAGAGTTTTGACAGCTCTGCCAATTTCATTTACAGGATACACACGCTTGTTAGCATTGCGTACTCCGCCTTGTATACAAATACCTTTCATATACAAGTCTTTTCCTTCGTTGGCATTCTCAACCACAATTCTAGCTTGGTCAAATGTCAAATGCTCTCGTAATAAGTTGTTCATACGTGTTCCTTAACTTAGCTGCCGATAGTTGACTTCTTGTTATCAGCAGTTTCGCCTGCGCCTTTTTTCTCAGCGCCGTGGCCTTTGGTCATTGGCTTCATTGAGTCAGCAGCTTTCGCACCAGGCTTGTTTACTTGATTTAAATCATCTTCCTTTGGTGTTGGTGCTGCAAGACCGCCTTGTGTGCCGCCGTTTCCGCCGTCACCGCCTTGGACCAAGTTTGAAGCATCTCCGCCCATGTCGTTTTTGCCAGCTACTGGAGACTTAGTGTTGTCACCGTTGTCACCCATTGTTGCTGTAATTTTTTCAACATATTCACGCATCTGCTCTGTTTCAGACTTAGGAGTTACTGATTCGTCAACTTCTTCGTCAGTTGCTTCATCAACTTCTTCGTCTGTAGCTTCTTCAACTTCATCTTCTTCAAAAGCTGCTTCGTCGGCTACATCATCAATGAATGCATCTGTTTGATCCATTGCTTCATCTTCGCCTTCGTCGTCACCTTTGTCGCCGACTAAGTTATCAAATTCATCCTGTAATTTCTTTAAAGCAGCTGATAGATCATCCATTGCGTCCATTGCGGCTTCTTCTGGATCGTCACTGCCTTCTTCGTCATCGTCGTCCATGTCGTCCATTTCTGGCTCATCCATGTCCATTTCTGGCTCATCCATGTCCATTTCTGGCTCATCATCACCTTCGACTTCAAATTCGTCTAGGTCAAAACCTTCGTCGACTTCTTCGTCATCTGACTCATCAACTTCTTCATCAGTTGCTTCATCAACTTCTTCGTCATCTGACTCATCAACTTCTTCATCAGTTGCTTCATCAACTTCTTCGTCATCTAGATCATTTTCTAGAAGACCTTCATAAATGTCTCTTGATTTTTCTACCACAATTTCGTGGAATAGCTCTTCAGCACCTGCTTTATCTTCATTGATTAGGCGCTCAAGCATCTCTTCAAATTTATTGCGATCTGCCATGATTTTCTCCTATAAATATATTACCTATGGTAAGGCTGTCAATTGTATTTACATGTATTGGGAAAATATGCGTAGAAATAGGCTCAAAACGAGCCGTTTTTTACAAAGACGGGGGCAATCCAAACTTTTTCTTAAAGTCATCGACCATAATAGTTTGTAAATTACCAAAATTATTTAGTTCTGGCGGACGATAATTATCTGATGTTATTACTCTATAGAACGTTTTTTGTGGGTTTTCTTTTATAACTTGCCTAGTTTGCCTAAGCCAATTTCCAAAATATGTTGCCCCATCTCTTGTTCTTTTATAGTTTACAGTTCCAGCATATAAGTTATTGACAAACTTGTTGTTCTCGCCTATACCTTTGTAATCAAATCCTATAATATAAATTTCTGGATAATGATGTTGTGCCGCAAACCATAGTGCTGTTGGTCCACTTGACCAACCTTTGCTAGGCCTGAAAAAATTAAATCCTTTGAATTGACTAATAGATTTGTTTGGATTAGTCCACACTTCGTGAGTGTTATGCCAACCTGTGCGGTTTATTTCCATTATCATTTTTGTATCAACAGCAATTAAGTAATCAGGTTCAAACTCTCTATATAAAGCATTGCACCCATACATAACTCCATGTTGCTTTAATTTTGCAAGGTCTATACTAGCTCTACTAGTACCATTTCCTACTACAAAAGCTCTATGATTTCTTTGTGAATCGTTATACGGTGGAGTTATAGGATTTTCAGCAGCATCTTTTGCAAACTCTTTCGTTTGCGATTCGATTAATTTTTCTTGCCGATGTCGTAGTTTAGCTTCACGTCTTTGTTGCCTTACTACTATCCATTGTTCTTTTGTGTATTGAGACTTATCAACTTTGGCCATTTACACCCCGCCGGCTTCAGCTTGAGCAGCAATCCCGTACATTTGTTTTACAAAACTGAGATTTTTTGTTTGCTCCTCTTGGTGCTTGTCTGAAGCCTTGCGGACGCGGTTGATACTGCGAAGTGTTAGACGTGTTTTACGACTGTCAGCTTTTTTGATCACTGATTGGTCAT